TTAAAAAATGATTTGGCCATGTATATCACTTCCGACGAAGAAGTTATTGCACTAGCAGATAAAATTGGTTATTTGGAAATAGTAATAAAATATCTTGAGGGGGTTATTAAGTCTATTGATAATCGTGGCTGGGATATCAAGAATGCAATTGAATGGAAAAAGTTTGAGGCAGGAATGATTTAATGTCCTGTGCTAAGTGCTGGATTCCACCAATTACTGATTATATTGGATTTTATGAAAATATAATACCTAATTCTGTTTGTGATAATATTATTGATCATGATTGGGGTATGAGAAAATCCACCTACTCAAATAATGAGGGCAAATCCAAAACAAGCGATGAACGTGTTAAAATGGATGAAGTATGGGTTATGAAAGATATGCCATATTATGAAGATATTAAAAAGGGAGTTTTGAAAACCGTAAAAAAATATTCAAAACAGCATAAGAATTTTTCTTGTATTCATCATACAGATTTTAGAATTAACAAATATTCAGAGGGTGGATTTATGTCTGAACATGTAGATAATATACATCACAGTCATGGCCAACAATATGGATATCCACAAGTTTCAGTTTTACTATATTTAAACGATGATTATGAGGGTGGTGAATTTTTTGTATCTGAAAAAATGTTTCTACCAGAAAAAGGTTCGGCAATAATTTTTCCTTCAAATTTTATGTACCCTCATGAAGCAAAAGCTGTAACCAAAGGAACAAGATGGAGCATAGTATCATGGTTGATGTAACAATGCACGAATGTTTCCCTACTGTAATATCAGAGTTTTCATTTCATCCTAGTTGGTTGTCACAAAAACAAATGGTAGAATATATTAAATTAGCTAAAAAAAATAACAATCAACATACTGATGATACATTGCATAAAATGTCATACTATTCAGATTTAAGAGAAACTATTTTAGGTGCCAATAAAAATCATTTAAAAAAATTAGATTACAAATATGATAGCTTAGAAATTACTGGCATGTGGGGAAATATTTTATTTGATGGAGATTCACATCCTCCACACACACATTCTAATAATTTTTTATCGGGAGTTTATTATCTAGAGTCGGGACAAAATACTTCTAATATACAATTTTTTGATCCTAGACCACAAGCAAATGTTTTACAACCAAGGAATAATATAAACAGAATGAATTCTTCTATGATGCAATTTAATTCTACAAAGGGTTTCGGATATATTTTTCCTTCTTGGTTGCAACATTGGGTTCCTACTACAAAAGAAGAGCGTATAAGCATATCATGGAACATTATATTAAGGGGCGACTACGGAGAGTCTGGCACTTTACAAAATGCTCGTATCTAAAAAAAATGAAGTATACTTACAAATTACTAACATATCTTCCAGTGAAAGCGCTGAGCTGTCTGACTTCTTTACTTTTGAAGTACCAGGCTTTAAGTTCATGCCAGCATACCGTAATAGAATTTGGGATGGAAAAATACGTTTATATTCTCCCGCCACCGGCGAAATATATTGCGGCCTGTTATCGTATGTAAAAGACTATTGTAAAAATAATAACATTAAATATACTATAGCTGAAGGAGTAGAAGATGAGCGGAATGTTGTACGTCAGGTTGTTGGAGGATTTATTACGAGTCTCAAACCAAAGACTAAAGGTAAGTCACTTGAAATTCGGGATTACCAAATTGAAGCTGTTCGCCTTGCATTGTCCAGAAACCGTTGCCTTATTGTTTCTCCTACTGCTTCTGGTAAGTCTTTAATAATATATGCACTAGTTCGTTATTATCATATGATGGGACTCAAGACTCTGATCTTGGTTCCTACAACATCTTTAGTTGAACAGATGTATTCCGACTTTGAAGATTATGGTTGGAGCTCTGGCACATACTGCCAAAAAATATACCAAGGTCATGATAAAAAAGTAACTAAGGATGTTGTTATATCAACATGGCAGTCTATCTATAAATTGCCAAAGAAATATTTTGAACAGTTTGGTTGTGTGATTGGAGATGAAGCCCACTTATTTAAGGCAAAGTCTCTTACAGGCATAATGACTAGGTTACATCAATGTAAGTACAGGTTCGGGCTTACAGGGACACTGGACGGTACTCAGACGCATCGGCTTGTGTTAGAGGGACTATTTGGTGCAGTTGAAAACGTAACAACAACAAAGGAGTTAATGGACAAAAAAGCCTTAGCTGATTTAAAAATTAAATGCATAGTATTGGTACATCCAAATATAAGAGAAAAAATGACCTATGTTGAAGAACTTGAATATTTAGTTACGAATGACGTTAGGAATAAATTCATTATTGATTTGTGTCGTAATATTCCTGGCAATACATTATGTTTATTTCAACTTGTAGAAAAACATGGAAAAGTATTATATGAACAAGCAAATAATGTAATAAAGGATCGTAAAGTATTTTTTGTTTATGGTGGAACAGATACAAAAACAAGAGAAAATATTCGGAGTATAGTAGAAAATGAGAAAGATTCAATTATCATTGCAAGTTACGGCACTTTTTCTACTGGTATCAATATTAGGAACATTAACAACATCGTGTTCGCTTCACCATCCAAGTCTAAAATTAGGGTGCTACAATCTATCGGACGAGGCCTGCGTATTAGCGAAAATAAAAATTCCATTCTAGTTTTTGATATAGCTGATGATATAAGTTATAATGAAAGAAGAAATTTTACATTAACACACTTTACAGAACGAATAAATATATACAATGAACAACAATTTACATATGAAATAAGTAGGGTCAGTTTGAGATGAACACAACTATGGTGTATAAAATTATTAAATTAACAAATGGTGAAAATCTTATTTGTCAATTAGGTGACAAAATTGATAATGGTGAATATAAAATTAATTCCCCTCTTAAAATGGAGGTTCATTCAGTAATAACAAAAGAAGGCCCCGTCGATTCTTTAAATCTTAGTCGTTGGATTGGGCCGTACACAGAACAATCTAAATTTTCAATAAAGAGTGACCATGTTCTGTTGATAGCTAATGCATCACCTGGCTTGTCTAGATATTATGAACATGTCATGAAAGAAATTAATCAGTTAGACGAGCCAGAAAAAAGATTAGAATTAGATAATATTGTAGATGAAGATGTATATGATGAATTATTAGAGGAACTTGAATCATCTAATACTATTCATTAACTAACTACATAGGCTAGTATACACACTTTTTTTGCGTTGTCAATTCCCTTTTGTACCTTGACTTTATAGGTATTATAATATATGATGTATTAATAATAAATTGTTTAAGGAGTTATTATGGTTATTAGAAAATCAAAAAAGACAAAGGGCGTACATTACGTTGACAATAAAGAATTTCTCAAGGCCATGGTCGAGTTTAAAGAAGATTGTAAAGTAGCTCTGGATAATGAAGAAGAACAACCATCTGTATCTAATTATATTGGAGAGTGTTTTTTAAAGATTGCAACACATCTTTCTTATCGTCCCAATTTCATTAATTACACATACAGAGATGATATGATTTCTGATGGTATTGAAAACTGTCTGCAATATGTTGCAAACTTTAATCCAGAGAAATCAAATAATCCATTCGCATATTTTACGCAAATTATATATTATGCATTTCTTAGAAGGATTGCAAAAGAGAAAAAGCAAACTCATGTCAAAAATAAAATGATAGAAAATTCTCAATATACATCTTGGGTAACAATGGATGGTGATGATTCATCATATTCTGTATTAGGGTTTGATCCTAATATTATGCTTCCAGATGAAGATGTATATAAACCAAAAAAGAAATTGTCGGCTAAGTCAAAGGGTCTTGAAACATTTATGGAAGATGATGATATTGATAAAGTAGCTGAAAGAGGAATTGATTAATTGAAGATTGCGATCATAACCGATACCCATTTCGGAGCGAGAAATGACAATCTGAATTTCAACGAATATTTTTTTAAATTTTATGAAAATATTTTCTTTCCTGCATTAAAGGAAAGAGGCATTACGACATGTGTTCACATGGGAGATGTTGTTGATCGTCGTAAGTATATAAGTTATCGTATTGCTCATGATTTTCGTAGTCGTTTTATTGACAAGTTTAAAGAGATGGGTATTGATTTGCATATCATTATTGGCAATCATGATACTTATTATAAAAACACCAATGAAATTAATTCTATGGATGAGCTTGTTGGTAAAGACAGGTTTCAAATTTATTCAGAGCCACAGATTGTGGAGTTTGATGATACACCCATTTTGTTCATGCCGTGGATTAATACAAACAACTATGATAAGTCTATAAAATTTCTTAATACTGCAAAGACTGATATTCTTATGGGTCATTTAGAGATAAATGGCTTTCAGATGTATCGTGGACAGTTTTCAGAAAATGGATATGACAAAGAACTCTTTCGTAGGTTTGATACTATTTTTAGTGGCCATTTTCATCACAAGTCAGATGATGGCCAAATCTATTATCTAGGAACGCCATACCAAATTTTTTGGAATGATTATGATGACCCAAAAGGTTTTCATATTTTTGATACGAGTACAAGAGAACTTGAACGCATTATAAATCCTTATACACTTTTCAAAAAGATATTTTATGATGACACTAAAGGAGATTATAACAATCATGATGTTGAACAATACAAAGAACATTATGTAAAACTAATTGTTGTCAACAAGAAAGACTTGTATGAGTTTGATAAATTTGTTGATAGACTTCTTGATGCTGATGCACACGATGTGAAAATTGTAGAAGATTTTTCAGATTTGGATGCATCTAATGTATCAGACGATATTGTAGAAAATACAGAAGACACCATGACTTTGCTTGATAGATATGTTGATGAACTAAATTTGACATTGGATAAGACTAGACTTAAAAATACTATGAAGGCACTTTATAACGAGGCTCAGGATTTAGAACTTTGATTGAATTTAAATATGTTCGTTGGAAGAACTTTCTTTCAACTGGTAATCAATTTATAGAAATACAACTAGACCGAAATCCCACCACATTAATTATTGGTGATAATGGTGCAGGCAAGTCTACTGTTCTTGATGCACTGTGTTTTGGTTTGTTTGGTAAACCTTTTCGGGGTATCAATAAACCGCAACTATTAAATTCAGTGAATGGCTCTGATTGTGTTGTAGAGATAGAATTCAAAATTGGTTCTAAGAAAATCAAAGTGATCCGTGGTATTAAGCCAAATATCTTTGAGATATACATCAACGGCAAGATGTATAATCAGGATGCAAATATAAGAGACTACCAGAAGTATCTTGAGCAACAAATCCTTAAGCTTAATTACCGTAGTTTCACACAGGTTGTTATTCTAGGTTCTTCTACATTCATTCCATTTATGCAATTAAAGGCTCGTCATCGCCGTGAGGTGGTGGAAGAGATTCTTGATATTCAGATTTTCTCTCTGATGAATATGTTGTTGAAACAAAAACTTAAAACTATATCTGATGACATTCGTGATATTAATTATAAAATGGAGATTACCAAAGAAAAGGTTGAACTACAAGAAAAGTATATTGGTGATGTAAAGAAGAATAAAGATAAGTTGATTGCAGAAAAGATTAGTCTTGTTGGTGGAAATGAAGAAGAGATTTTCTCAAGGAAATCGGCTATCAATAAAATTCAACAGGAGAACGATAACCTGTTAAGTCAAATTTCTGATAACGATAAAGTTAAAAAGAGTTATAACAAACTAAGAGATATAAAGTCTACTCTAGTAGAGAAGCATAAATCACATTCTAAGGTGGTTGACTTCTTTGAAAATAATAATGATTGTCCTACTTGTCAGCAACACATAGATGAGATTTTCAAGAAGGAAATGGTAACTGATAAGCAGAAAGATGTAACCAAATTCTCAAATGGGTTGAAAGAACTTGAAGACGAACTGAAGAAGTCAAAAGAGAGACAAAAAGAGATTTCTGATATTGCAGATAAAATTCGAGAGAATGAAGTACAGATGGCCAAAGACAACAGTTCTGTTGTACAGTTGGAAAAGTTTAACTCCACACTTCAGGGCGAGATTGCTCAATTAGAAACTGGCGATGTAAGTAAATCTGACTATGAAAGAATGAAAGAACTAAAAGAAAGTTTGAAATCTACAGAAGAACGCAAATCAAAATTGCGTGAGGATTTGACTTATTCAGAAGCTGCAAAAAATATGCTTCAAGATACTGGCATTAAGACTAAGATTATCAAGCAGTATCTTCCTATTATGAACAGGTTGATTAATACCTATCTGACTTCTATGGAGTTCTATGTGAACTTTACTCTGAATGAAAGTTTTGAGGAAACAATCAAGTCAAGATATCGTGATGAGTTTACTTATGATTCATTCAGTGAAGGT